TAATCGCCGCACTCTACGACGCCTACCCGGCCGCTCTGCATCGTGAGAGGTTGATGCTCCTGCGACGCGCGGCTAAAGACGACGCCGACCCCAAGCTCATTGACGTCCAACTGTGCCGCGCTCGCAAGACCCTGCGCGAGCTTGGCGCGACAGGCCCGATCGCCACGCCCGTGTACGGTTTTGGTTTTCGTTTGGACCCGGTCGCGTACGATTGGATCCAGCTGCAATTGCGAGGAACCCATGGGACGAGTGCTTGATATTGCCCGCCGCCTGGCGTGGGAGCATCGCAAGCTGTTTGGCGCGGACACTGAGCCGCGCCGGCAATGGTGTGTCGATACGTGGGCCGACAAGCGCCTGACGGCCGCGCAAGTCCAGGCGGCGCACAAGATGTGGGGCCTGCTCGAGGGCGGATATGGCGGTCCTGCTGCGGCAAATTACAATCGCGTGGACGGCGGTCTGGCCGACCCGCACGCCCGAATGATGGCCGCGCGGTCCAAACGCGTGCAGGTCGAGGCGATCATGGGTTGGCTTAACATGCAGCTGGCCTCGCACTCGCATTTGCGACGCACGGCCGTCGCGCTGTTCGACCCCCATCGCGCCCAGCTGACGGTCGAGGAATTGTGCGCCGAGATCGGATGCGGCAAAGCCACCGCTCGCGCGGCGCAGTATGTGGGCCGCGTGCTTGATCAACTGGCGATCAAATTTCACCTGCTCGACGCCGAGGAAGCGCAATGGGCAAAAAACGATTTGACAGGTGCGGGGTGAAACGGTACAAATCAGCTAGGCCTCAGAAAGTGTGCGCCTTCCCGAACAATTTAGGTTTTGAACCCAGCTGAAAGCCGGGCGTTTTGCGTTAAGAAAGGGCTGACCATGAGCAACCATTTGGAATTGGCTCAACGCCAAATTGAAGACCGCGCTGAGCTAGGGCGCGTGCGGGCTGAGTTGAGCATACAGCGCAAAGCGCTGGCTAATCTCGAGGACCGAGAGCTCGGCATTGTCGAGCGCATGACGGAACGCTGGCTGGCTGTTGCCGCGCTGCTGGAAGCAGACAAGGCGACCGGGTTGGCCAGTGCCGCTGACGAAGGCGGTGGTTTTGTTGACCTTGGGGCCGCGTCCGACGGGCCGGTCGCTAACGGCGCGGCGACCTTCTGATGTCCGCGATTGGCAACCCGGCGGCCGTGCAGGCCGCAGCCGCCAAACGCGACCAGTGGGGCCGCGAGCGCTATGAGCAAGGCCGGCGGGACGGCGAAGCCCAGGCCGAAGCGCGCTTTGGCGATCGGCTTGAGGGCGCGCGCGCCGAACACTTGCAAGAGATCGCCCGGCTGGATGAGCGGCACCGCCTCAATGACGTCGAGATCCGGGGCGCGGCCTACTGGCGCGGTAAAGTGATCGGCGGGGCCGGCGGGCTACTGGTCGGCGTGATCCTGTCGATCGCTGTCAATGCACTCATGTTCACCCAAAACGAGCGGGCAATTCAGGCGGGCGCCCACGTTGCCCAGGGCGGTATGACGGCCGGGCTTGCGATCGACGCTCTTAACAGTGCCAAGGAGCAACCATGAAGCTTTCCCTCTCCCTACCACCCGGCTTCACGGTTTTGGGCACCCTGCTCCTTGGCGCACTGCTTTGGATTGGCGCGCAGCTGCCCGCATGGGCGGCGTGGGGCCTTACCGTGCTCACAGCACTTGTGCCTGACGTGAGCGTGGCAGCCAGCCCGCTTGCGCCTCCGGGGCCGTAACAACACAGTGCTGAAGGCTGGTGATGGCTGCCCCTAAAGGATTTCGCCCCCCGAACGCAGGCAAAGGCCGCGTCAAGGGAGTGCCCAACAAGGTGACCGCGCAGGCTAAGGAGGCGATTGAAGACGCTTTCACGCACCTTCAGCAAACGCGGGACAAGAACCTGCGCAAGTGGGCCGAAGAGAACACCGACAGCTTTTACACCGTGCTGTTCCCCAAGCTCATCCCCGTGCAGATGCAGCATCAGGGGCATGACGGCGGAAAGCTCATTATCTCATGGCAGACGGATACGCAGGACACGCCCGAAGGGTCGTGATCCCGTACGCGCCGCGCGCTGCGTTTCGGCCGTTCCATAACCGCACGCAACGCTTCGCGGTGCTCGTTTGTCATCGCCGCGCAGGCAAGACCGTTTCGACGATCAACGACAAGATCAAACGCTGTTTGAATGCCGATCGCCCCAACTGGCGCGCGGCTTACATCGCGCCGTTTTACGCCCAGGCCAAAGATGTGGCCTGGGACTACGTGCAGCGCTACGCAAGCCCGATCCCTGGCGTGCAGTTCAACCAGCAAGAGCTGCGTTGCGACTTTCCCAACGGCGCGAGGCTGCGGCTGTATGGGGCCGACAACTACGACCGGCTGCGGGGCATCTATCTGGATGATGCCACGCTGGACGAGTATGGCGATATGGATCCTCGCGCTTGGGCTGAGGTGATACGCCCTGCGCTGGCTGACCGTGAAGGCTCGGCGACATTTATCGGCACGCCAAAAGGCGCAAACCACTTCCGCGATGTGTGGGAAAAGAAAAGCTTAGAAGAGGGCTGGTTCCGCCTGATGCTGCGGGCCAGTGAAACGAACCTGATCAAGCCTGACGAGCTTGCGATGGCGCGTCGAGACATGACCGAGGACCAGTACGAGCAGGAGTTTGAATGCTCGTTCCAGGCTGCGGTTGTCGGCTCCTACTACGGGGCAGAGATGAAGCGCATGGCGACCGAGGGCCGGCGCACGGCTGCGCCCTATGAGCCGAGCCTGCCGGTTTACACCGCGTGGGATCTGGGCATGGACGATTGCACGGCGATCTGGCTGGCGCAGCTGGCAGGCCGTCAAGTGCGCTTGATCGATTACATCGAGGGCAGCGGTGCGGGGCTGAGCCACTATGCGGCCGAGCTGCGCAATCGCGGTTATGTCTATGCTGAACACTTTCTGCCGCATGACGTGCAAGTCAAAGAATTGGGCACGGGGCTGAGCCGCCTCGAGGTGCTGCAATCGTTAGGGCTCAGCGGCGTGCGGGTGATCCCGGCGCAAAGCGTGGCGGACGGCATCAATGCGGTGCGGATGCTGTTGCCGCGTGTGTGGGCCGACGAAAAGCGCTGCGAGCGCGGGCTGCAGGCCCTAAGCGATTACAGGAAAGAGTACGATGACAAGAGCAAGACCTTTCGCGAGCGCCCGCTGCATGACTGGACCAGCCACGCGTCTGACGCCATGCGTTATCTTGCTCTTGGCCTGTCGCGCATCGTGACGCAGCAAATGACGAGGCGCGCGGCCTCTTACGGGACGATTGCCTGATGGCTGACGATCCTGCGCTCGAGGAATTGCTGCGCGCACTGAAGCATGAAGAGCACGAGGCAATCAGCTATCTCGACAGCGAGTTGATCGGCGCGCAAGTTGAGGCCACGAACCGCTACTTCGGCGCGCCTTATGGCGACGAGCAGGCAGGCCGATCGCAGGTCACGACGCGTGAGCTGTTTGAAGCGATCGAGTGGCTGCGCCCTGACATGTGCCGGGTGTTTACCAGCGGCGACCGCTTTGTGGAGCTTGAAGCGCTGCGGCCTGAGGATGAGGCTTACGCTCAGGACGCGGCTGAATACCTCAATTGGCTGTTCATGAACGACGCGTCTGGCGCAAAGCTGATTGACCAGTTTGCGTTTGACGGCCTTCTGCACCGCATGGGCGTGCTGGCCTGCGAGTGGAAGGCTGCTGAGTTTGCCGCGCTGCAGACGGCGCGGGGCCTGAATACGATGCAGGTTAATGCGTTGATGCAAATGCAGGACGTGCAAATAGAGAGCGTCGAGCCGGAGCAGGGCGAGACGGACGAAGCGCACCCTGACGGGTTTTATTACTTGGTCAAGATGCGGCGTCGGCAATCGCCGGGCAAGCCTGACATCATGGTGATTGCGCCTGAGGATTTTCGCGTTTCGCCGCGGGCGACGGACCTCGAGACCGTGACATATTGCGGCGACGTGCTGCGCATGATGCGCGGCGAGGCGGCCAAGATATGGCCAGAGCACGCAGACGAGATTGAGGCGCACGAAAAGGGGCATGGCTCGCTGTTTGGCGCGGACGAACGGCGAAGCGCGCGCTTTCGCGACTTAGAGAGCAGCAATGACGTCACGCTTGGTGCTGAAAAGGCTGAGCAAATCGAAATCATGCGGGAATTTATCCGGTATGATCTTGATGAGGACGGATATCCAGAGTGGGTGCGTGTGTGCCGCCTGGGTGATACGATCCTAGAGGCCGCAGAAGCTGAAGATCACATTTACTCGTGCTGGACGCCGATCCCGATCCCGCATCGGCTCTATGGCCTGAGCATCGCTGATGTGCTGGCTCCGCTGCAGAAAACCAAGACGGTGCTGCTGCGGGCTATGCTGGACGCTACTTATCAATCGGTTGCGCCCCGTATTGCGGCGCAAGCCAACGCGGTCAACCTCAACGACCTGCTTGATCTGACCCCTGGTCGGGTGATCGAGACGATGGCGCCGCCAAGCCAAGTCTTGTTGCCGATTGCCACGCCAGACGTTAGCTCATCAGCGTTGCAGGCGATGCAATGGGTGGATCAGATTGTGGAAACGCGCGTTGGGGTGACGCGTCACGCGCAGGGGCTTGACCCAGATGCGCTGAACCACACCGCGACGGGCATTCAGCTGCTGCAAAACGCGACGAATGTGCGGAAAGAGCAGATTGCGCGCAATCTGGCGCATGGGCTCGAGGCGTTTTTCCGCAAGCTGTATCGGCTTGTGGTGACGCATCAGGACGAAACGCGGCAAGTCAAGATCACGGGCACGTGGCGCGCGATTGATCCGCGTTCGTGGTCGGCTGACATGCGGGTCACGATCAATGTCGGCATTGGCACGGGCGCGCGCGATGCGCAGCTGGCCATGCTGCAGATGGTGCAGGCCGATCAGATGGCGTGGGTGCAGAGCTTTGGGCCTGGCACGCCGATCGTCACGTCGAAGCATTTGCACGCGCTGGTTGAGGAAAAGCTGCGGGTGATTGGATATCGCAACGCAGACAAGTTTTTTTCACCGCCGCCAGACGGTTACGCGCCCGAAGTGAGCGATCCAAACGCGGCCAAGGCGCAATCGGACGCGCAGGCTAAGCAGGCAGAGATGCAGCTGCAAATGCAGGAGGCTCAGGCCAAGCTGCAACTGAGCCAGCAAGAGGCGTCGGCCAAGCTGCAATTGGACGAGCGCAAGGCTGCGGCGACGATCCAGAGCGACGAGCGCAAGACGGCGGCGCAGATTGAGTCCGAGCGCGAGCGCATGGCGGCTGAGCTGGCCATGAAGCGCGAGCAGCTGACGGCGGAGTTCGCCTTGAAGCGCGAGCAGATGGAAATGGAGTTTGCGCTAAAGCGCGAGCAAATGGCCATTGAAGCGCAGATCAAGCGCGAGGTCGGCATGGCCAACGCAAGGGCCAAAGCGAACGGCGCTGCGCTGTCATCAGGCGGAGACGTCAGCCTTGGCAATGATGTCCGCTTTGGTGGCGACATAGGATGAGCTGGACTTTGTGGCGCGACCGAATTCGGTCGGCGCTGCAGCTGCGGACGCAACAAGCGCAGCCAGAGGTGACGGAGCTTGATGCGCTGCGGGGCGCTCGAGCCAGGGCGCTGCTTGAAGACGAGTTGGCGCAATACTTCTTCGCCGCCCAAGAACAGCAGCTGATTGATCGCATGGTGGCTCTGCCGCTTGAGGACGATCAATCGCGGCAACGCCTGGCGATTGCGATCCAGACGATTCGTCAGCTGCGAGAATATTTGATCAGCACGGCGCAGCGCGGTCAGGCCGCAGCGCAAGAGCTTCAACGCTTGGAGAAAGGGCGCGCTCGGGCGCCGTGGAGTAGTGTGGCATGAGCGAGCAGGCGGCTGAATTATTGTCGGCGGTGCAGGCGGAAGCGCAGCTGGACGCCAACCAGACTTCTGATCTTGATCTGGCGGAGCGCGACGAGGCGCAGCTGGATGAGCCGACAGATGTGACGGAAGCGTCTGAACCGGAACAGCAGGCTAAAGCAAACAAGCCTGAGACTGACGAGGACGAAGAATTTGACATCACGCTGGACGACGGCGCCGATCCGGTGCCGGTCAAGCTTGCTGATCTGGCTGACGCGTACAAGCGGTGGAAAGGCGTAGAGACGCAGGTGCAAGATGTCGTGCGCACGGTTGAGACGCAGGCGATGCAGCGGCGCGCTCAGGAATTGCAGCTGTTTTCGCAGAAGCTGTCGCAAAACCTGCAGGCCATTGACGCTTTCACGGCGTCATTGCCGCGCCCGCAGGAGCCGGACCAAGAGCTGTTGAACCAGAACAGCAATCGTTACAATCCAGAAGAATATCTCCGTCAGCAGGCGCATTTTCAGCGCGTGACGGGATTCATGGGCCAATTGCAGCAACAGCAGCAGGTGGCTCAGCATCAGCTACAACAGGCGCAGGCCGCTCAAGATTGGGAAAGAGCTGGCGCGGAGCTGCAGCAATTGACGCGGGTCTGGCCTGAATGGGGCGATCCGGTCACGGCGGAAAAGCTGGCGGACGATATGTCTGCGCAGCTGGCCAAGCATTACAGACTTGATCGGCAGACGCTTGAGAGCGTGTCGGATCATCGCTTTTTCCTCATGGCCAAAGACGCGCTCGCGTATCGCGCGCAGGCCAAGGGGGCGGAAGTCAAGCAAATCGTCGCGGCCAAACGAGAGCCGCCGCGCGCCACACGAGGCCAGACCCAAACCCGCGACCAGGGTGGGAGGTACGTGGCGAGCGCGCAGCAGGCTCTGGCCAATGGACCCTACACGCCGGCGAAAGGGCAAGCGTTCTTCGCCGCGCTCATCAAACAAGGCGCAATCAAATGACACTGCAAACCACTTATTCCACTGTTGGCGTCCGTGAGGATCTGGCCAACGCAATCTACAATATAGCCCCAACGGAAACGCCGTTTCTGACCATGGTGAGCCGAGGCGCCAAGCCTGGCAACACCAAGATTGAATGGCAGACGGACACGCTGGCGGCAGCCAACGGCTCAAATGCGCGTCTTCAGGGCGCGGATGCGAGCTATCTGACGGCCACGCCGACAACGCGCGTGGCGACGTACACCCAGATCATGCAAAAGGGCGTGCGCGTCACTGACACACTGCAAGAGGTGCGCACGGCGGGCCGCGAGCAGGAGCTGGCGTATCAGCTTGAGAAGCGCATGAAAGAGTTGAAGCGCGACATGGAGGCTCGGTTGACGGGCAACTTCGCTTCGCGTGGCGGCAGCGCATCGACGGCGGCTCTGACGGCTGGCTTTGAGGCGTGGATCACGACCAACGACAATCGTGGCACGGGCGGCACGCAGGGCGGTTACAGCAGCGGGACGCAAATCGTTTCGACGGCAACGGACGCTTCGACGAGCAATCGGCGGACGTTCACTGAAGCGCGGCTTAAAACCGTGCTGCGGGCGTGCTGGGACGCAGGCGGCGAGCCGACGGTCGTCATGGTTGGCAGCTTTAACAAGCAGCAGGCCAGCAGCTTCGCTGGCATCAGCACAAAGTATAACTACGTGGACCGCAACACCAAATCGAACGAGATTGTGGGTGCCGCGGACATTTACGCGTCTGATTTTGGCGTGATCAAAATTGTTCCAAACCGCTTCAGCCGGGCGCGGTCGGCTTTGATTATCGATCCAAGCATGTGGTCGGTGCATTATCTCCGGCCCTTCCAAACGCGCCCGCTGGCGAAGACCGGCGACGCGGAAAACAGGGAAATCGTTGTTGAGTTCGCGCTTGCGAGCCGCAACGAGGCCGGCAACGGCGTCATTGCCGATTTGACGCAGTCCTAACCAAGAGGGCGCTCTGGCCAATAGGCTGGAGCGCCTTCGTCTTTACGAGGCAGACATGACGGATGATTTAGTCGAACGGCGGTCACGGCGCGCATCAGCGAGCGACAGGGCCGCGCCTGTAACCCTGGACCCTGAGGCGTTTGCTAAAGCGCTGGTTGCGGCTCAACGCGTAACGGAGCAGCCGTCAGCGGCGTCTTTGCCTCCTTTCGTGCGCTGCAAGGTGCGTGTCAGGGGGGAGGACGGTGCGATCAAATATCGGCATTTGATCCGTGATCGTGATGGTTTTCCGGCTCTGTCTGAAGAAGGCAGGCCGGTGATTGAGTGGCGCGACGTCACGATCAAGTTCGGCCCAGATGAGCTGAAAGACCCGCGTGAAGCGGATCGGCCCTTCAAGTTCGGCGAGACCGTATACCTCAAGCGCGAGGCGTACCAACTGCACGCCAGCGCCGGCAACGTGGTCATTGGCCAGTGAGTTTGCTGCCGCAGGTGGATCCGCTTGACGTTGCGATTATGCATCGCGTGCGGAAGGACCAAGAGACGGGCGACCTCATCATCAAGCGCACGCAGGACGTGAGCGCGATCCTGGAGAACAACCGGGAGATGGCGAACGCCAACGACCAGGGCTGGCGCAAGAAAGACGACAAGAGCCTGCTGATCGCGTCGATCCCCAACATCGTCATTGAGATGTGGCTCAAAGAGGGGATCAATGTCTGGCTGGCAAAGATCGATCGCCGCACGGGTCAGCCGAACTGGCATTTGAAGCAGGTGCTAAGGCGTCTGGACGATCCTGAGTGGCGTTACCTCAAGACCACTTCGATGAGGGTGTCATGATCGACGACCTGAGCGAAGTGGACAAGGTGCTGCTTGAGGCCAAGCGCGCCTTTGAGATGAACGACCTGAACGGCGCGCTGATCGCTGCCGATGAGGTGCTAAACCGCGATCCGAAGCAGCACGAGGCGCTGTTCATCGCCGCCGGTGTGTTCATGCGCTCAGAGCAATACGGGCTTGCGGCGCAGCTGCTGAACGTAGCGACGCAGATTTACCCTGAGCAATACGCGATCTGGCACAACTTGGCAGTCTGCGTTGGCGATCGGCATCCAGAAGAGGCTTATGAGCTGGCCTGCAAAGCGAACGGGCTCAACCCGTATGCGCCTGAATGCCTAATTACGCTGTCCAACTTGGCAAGCCAGATCGGGCGCCCGGCGCAAGCGTTGAATTGGGTCGGCGCGTACATAGAGCGCTACGGCCAAGGGCCTGAGATCGCGAACAATGCAAGCTTTGCGTTGTTCCATTTGGGTCGGTGGGAAGAGGGCTGGAAGGCGTTTCGCGCGTCGCTTGGGTCAGAAGATCGGGTGTCGCGCAACTACACGACCGGCGACACGCCGCGCTGGGAGCCGGCCAAGGACGAAGGCGAGACGGTCGTCATCTATGGCGAGCAGGGCATCGGCGATGAGATCATGTACGCCGCGATGCTCAAGGATGCGATTGCGGCGGCGGAGAAGCGCGACACGCGGGTCATCATCGAGTGCGATCCGCGCCTTGAGGGCATGTTCCGGCGGTCGTTTGAGGGCGTGACGGTCTATGGAACGCGCGGCTCGCGATATGTGACGTGGGCAGCGGATGAGAAGCCCACGCGCAGGCTTGAGATGGGTGGTTTGGGCGAGTTCTTCGCGGCCAAACCCAGGCGCGGGCCTGGTTACATGCAAGCATGTCCGGCGCGTCGCGCGATGTGGCAGCGTTGGCTGGACAAGCAGGGCCGTGGTCTGCCGAGAATTGGCATTGCGTGGACCGGCGGCAGCTGGAAAACGCAGCGCCATCGCCGCAGTGTGCCTTTTGACGACATCCAAAAGTTGATGTTGGGCCAAGCGGTCGATTTCGTGAACCTGGAATACGAGCCGCGCCGCGCTGAGCTTGAGATGGCGCCTGTGCCGGTGCTCAACCCTGATTGGGCGACCAGGAAGGGCGCGGATTACGACGATACGGCGGCTTTGGTGTCTGAGTGTGATCTAATAATCAGCGCGACGACAAGCGTTGTGGATTTGTGCGGTGCGCTGGGCGTGCCGGTGTGGGTCATGTGCGATGCAACGCCGCAGTGGCGCTACAGCGAGGAAGCCGGAGCGGATCGCATGTGGTGGTACGAGAGCGCCAAGGTGTATCGGCAAGCCAAGATTGGCGAGTGGGGGCCGGTGGTGCAGCAGATTGGCGCGGATTTGCGTACAGCGACCATGCGCAAAGCGCGCTAGGAGGGGCACAATGTATTTCGGGATGCGGGCGCCGCGGATGACGCGGCCCAACAACTTGCAAGCGCACGCGGCTTACACGCCCACGGCCAACGAGACCTTCGACGTGACCCTTGAGGTCGACTATCCTAATGCGGGGTCGTTGTGATCGACCCGACCGCCTTTATTCACCCGAAAGCGCACGTCGAGGGCGCAAGCATCGGGCCGCGCTCGCGCGTGTGGCAGTTTGCCAGCGTGATCCGGGGCGCGATCCTGGGTGCCGATTGCAACGTCGCCAGCGGGGCGTGCTTTGACGGCAGCCGCGCGGGTGACCGCACGATCCTGTGCCATAATCTGGCGGCGGGGCCGGGCTTCTGGTTGGGCGACGACGTGTTCGTCGGCCCGAACGTGACGCTGTGCAATGACGCGTGGCCCAGGGCCTACAAAGAGGGCTTCAACCCGGCGCGCTTTGACGGCGACCATTGGGCGATTGTGATTGAAGACGGCGCCAGTGTTGGGGCGGGGTCAACGGTCCTGGCGGGCGTGCGGATCGGCGCGGGCGCGATGATCGCGGCGGGGTCGGTCGTGACGGTCAATGTGCCGGCGGGGCGCTTGTTCCGTGATGGCCATGTGCGCGGCGCGGTGGATGAGGATCGCGGGCGCGCGATGCGGATGCGGTTCGCTCAAGAGTTCACGCGCACGCCATGATCCACATCGTCACGTTGCTATGGGCGCCCAACCGGCTCAGCTATGACTTCTCGCGCATGTATGACGAAAGCTGGGTCGAGAAGCTCTATCGGGGTTTTGCGCGCAACCTCACGCAGCCGTTTCGGTTCGTGTGCTTCGTGGATCAGCATCGGGAATTCAAAGAGCCGATTGCGCAGGTCACGATCCGCGGCACGCCGAGTTATGCGAGCTGCATTCAGCCGTATGAGCTGGGTAAGCCAATGATCCTTGTCGGCCTCGACACCATCGTCACGGGCAACTGCGACCACCTCGCCGAGTACGCCTTGACGCAGAAGCGCCTAGCGATGCCGCGTGATCCGTTCTTCCCGGCGGTGGTGTGCAATGGGGTGGGTCTCGTGCCTGAGGGCCATGATTGGGTTGCTGCCGATCACGACGGGCAGAACGACATGGAGTGGATCAGGGGCTGCAACCCGGCGGTGATCGACGACATCTTCCCCGGCCATGTGGTCAGCTACAAGGGCCACGTGATCGACAAGGGCTTGGGCGACGCGCGCATTGTGTATTTCCACGGCGAGCAGAAGCCCCACGAGCTTGACCATGACTGGATCAAGGAGCACTGGCGCTAATGGCTCTGACCAATTACGGCGACTTGAAAAGCGCTGTTGCGTCGTGGCTTGAGCGCGACGACCTGACGGCGCGCATTCCTGACTTTATCGCTTTGGCGCAGGCGCGCATGTACAGCGGCGATGCTGGCATACAGCTGCCGGCGCTGCGCATTGCGGCGATGCTCTCAAGCGGCACAATCGCCATTACGGGCGGGGTTGGCGCCACGCCAGCCGGGTGGCTGGAGTTTCAGCGGCTGCGCGTTAACAGCAGCGATCAACCAAACATGGCCTTTTTGCCTCCGACGCGTTTCTGGGACAACGCGGCGGCGCACTATGTGGACACGCCATTTTACTATACGATTGAGGGCTCGACGCTGCGGACAGCGCCTGCTGGCGACGCCACGCTGTCGGCGACGTGGTATGCGCGCCTAACGGCCATGAGCGCGGACGCCGATGCTGATTATGTCATGACCAATGCGCCGCACGTGTATTTGCATGGCGCCCTTTATGAGGCTTACGAGTTTGAGGGCACGCTGGAGCGGGCCGCGCAGAACGCGGCGCGGTTTGCGTCTGCGGTGACGGCGCTCAACACACAAGACACACGGGCGCAGACAAGCGGCTCAGCGCTTGTGATGCGGGGCCGCACGGTCAGCTGATGTTGGTTCCGCTCGGGGCGTGGCTGCCGGATCGTCCGCCGATCCGGGAAGCGCACTTGCGCGACGCTCAGGGCGCGATCCCAGCGGCGGAGGGTTACGAGCCTTTAAAAGCGCTGGTGGAGCAGAGCGCGACGCTTGCGAGCCGATGCCGGGGCGCGGTTGCGGGCCGCGATCTTGATGGAACCGTGCATATTTACGCGGGGACGGGCGCGAAGCTGCAAGAGCTGAGCACGAGCGCGACGTGGACTGACCGCACGCGGTCGGTTGGCGGCGACTACAGCGCGACGGAAACGACTAAATGGCGGTTTGCAAGCTTCAAGGATCGCATGATTGCAGCCAACGCTTCAGACACGCTGCAATATATCGATATGAGCACGGGCGCGGCGGCGTTTGCCAATCTGCCGAACGCGCCGATTGCGGCGCATGTGGCGAGCTTTGGCGAGTTCCTGTTTTGCGGCAATACGGGCGCGAGCGCCATTGAACTCAAATGGTCGGCGATCAGCGACAGCGAGGGCTGGACGCCAGGCACGAACCAGAGCGACGAGATAGAGTTTCCAGACGGCGGCGTCATTAACGGCTTGGCCGTGACTGACGTGCTGTACGTGTTCCAAGAAAGCGCGATCCGGCGCGTCAATTATGTCGGGCCGCCAACGGTTATGAACATTGACCGCCTGGAAGGCGGGCGCGGCTGCATTGAGCCTGGATCGTTGGCGCAGCTGGGACGCGTGTTCTTCTACCTGTCCGAAGACGGGTTCTATATGTTCAACGGCGAGGCGTCGCAGCCGATCGGCGCTGAGCAGGTGGACGAATGGTTTAAGGGCGATTTGAACCGCGCTTATCTCTATCGCATGACAAGCGCGGTGGATCCGATCCATAAGGTTGTCGTTTGGAGTTATGTGGGCAATTCAAGCCCCAGCGGCCAGCCCGACACGCTTCTAATGTATAACTGGGTGGCTGATCGCTGGAGCTACGCGCGGGTCACGTGCGAGGTGCTGCTGGCGTCGCTGACCTTGGGCTACACCCTCGAGGGTTTGGACGCGGCCTATCCTAATTTGGATGCGATGCCGATCAGCTTGGACGATCCGTTGCTGACGGGCGGCGCGCTGCGTTTTGCGGCGTTTTCGGCGGCGCACAAATTGTCTTGGTTTGCAGGCACGCCGATTGCGGCTGAATTTCAAACCGGCGATTTCCAGTTGTCGCAGAGCGGCCGATCGCTGGCGCAGGCGGTTTATCCGTTGTGCGACGCGGCGGGCTGCACGGTGGCGATTAGCGCGCGGGAAGCGCCAAGCGATGCGGTGACGTTCGGTTCGGCGTCTTCCAAGCAGGCGAGCGGGCGGGCGCCGGTGCGCGGCGCGGGCCGCTGGTTCCGGGCCAAGGTCGCGATCCCTGCGGGGCAGTCATGGAGCTATTGCAACGGCCTTGAGTGGCAGGCCGTGCCGGCAGGGCGGCGGTGAGCCGCTCGAGCAAGCTTCCTCCAGGGGGAGGATCGCAACGCCAAATTGCGGACGCCGTTAATCAGATCGTGGCTGGGCGGCTGGATAGTTATGGATCCGTCACGCTGACGCCTTCGACGACCACGACGACCGTGACGAATGCGGCTGTTGGCGAAGACAGTGTGATCGTGCTGATGCCGCAGACGGCGAACGCGGCGGCGGCGCTGGCGACGACCTACGTGAGCGCGCGCACCAATGGCAGCTTCACGCTGACACATGCGAACAACGCACAGACTGACAGAGAGTTTGGATATGGATGGATTGGCTGAGCCGATTGTGATGAGCGAAGCGGAGATGGGGCCGATCCCCCATGACCTGCTCATTCCGCTCTGGCCTGTGCTTGAGCCGCTGCTTGAAAAGGCTTGCGCTTACAGCGAGGGGCGGTTCACGCCTGAAAGCGTTGGCCTGGCGGTCACGCAAGGGGAGTTTGATCTATGGGGCGCAATGCGGGACGGCGCTTGGCTTGCGATCGCCGTGACCTGCGTCTCTGACTATCCAAGCGGCTTGCGTGTGATGGAGGTGCTGCTCGTAAGCGGCGAGGATAGGCAAAGCTGGCTGCACTTTGAAAAGCCGTTGCGCACGCAGGCCCGAAAGTGGAATTGCCACAAAATGCAGATGGTGGGGCGGCGCGGCTGGGGCAAAAGCCTGCCTGACTGGCGTGCGGTGGCGACGATGTACGAAGTGGATGTAAGCGATGGGCTCTAGGTCTCCAGGCACGCAAACTGTCGTTAACCGGACAGAGCCAGATCCGATCACATCGCAATGGCGCAACACAATCGGCTCGGCGGCGCAAAACCTGTATAATCAAGGCGCTGCGCCTTATTATCCAGGCCAAACGGTTGTGCCCTTCAGCCAGCAGACGCAAGCTGGTCTGGACATGATGCAGGGCCAAGCCATGATGGGTGCGCCATTGCAAGCGCAGGCTTACGATGCGGCGGGGCGCATGATGTCGGGCTTTACGCCTGGCATGGGCGTTGCGATGGACGCGGCCTATGGCGGGCTGGACGTAGAGACGGGGTTCAATCCGTACACAGACGACGTGCGCTCGGCCGGAATGAGCGATCTGGGCGGCGCGTTTGCGAATGCTTATGGTGGTTTTGGTGGGGCCAATCCGTTTACGCAGGGCATAGCGGGCGCGGGCGCTCAGGGTGTTGCTAATCAGGTCGCCGGGGGGTTTGCACAACAGCAGGCGGGAGCCAATCCGTTTTTGGGCGATTTGCGTGGCGCAGGTCAAACCAATCTGGCAGGGCAGATCGGGGCGGCGGCGCTTGGCGCGGGGCAGGCCAACCCGTTTGCTGGCGATGTGCGCGCAAGCGGAATGACAAATATTGCGAGCCAGATTGCGCCAGGCGCGATGCAGGCTGGCGGGGCTAATCCGTTTATGCAAGGCATAGCGGGTGCGGGCGCGCAAGGCGTTGCCAATCAGGTCGCCGGGGGCTTTGCGCAACAGCAGACGGGATTCAATCCGTTCTTGGGCGATGTGCGCGGCGCGGGTCAAACCAATTTGGCGGGGCAGATTGGCGCAGCGGCGCTTAGCGCAGGCCAAGTTAATCCGTTTGCGGGCGACGTGCGCTCGGCCGGAATGACAAACATAGCGGGCCAGATTGCGCCAGGCGCAATGCAGGCTGGCGGGTTCAATCCGTTTATGGCCGCGAGCGCGCAGGCTGGCGCGCAGCAAACGCAAATGGGCGTGGATGCTTTACAAGGCGTGGCTGGCGGCGGCGCGAGCAATCCTTTCTTGGACAGGCTGTTTGATCGTGGCGCAAACCAGCTGCGCAATCAGGTGGACGCCGCTTTTGCGCGTTCGGGCATGACGGGCACGGCGGCGCATCAAGGCGAATTTCAGGAGGGTTTAAGCGGCCTCTTTAGCCAAATTTATGCGCCGGCTTATGAGCAGGAGCGCAACCGCCAGATGGCGGCGGCGGGGCAGCTGGCTGGCATTGATCAGGCCAACCGATCGGCGGCGTTGCAAGGCTTTGGTCAGGCGGGCGGTTTTTTTGAAGGGGCGCAGGGTCGGGGCCTGCAAGGACTTGGGCTGGCAGCTGATGTCATGGGTCAGGATGCGTCGCGTAACATCCAAGCAGCTCAAGCTGCGGCGCAGTTGAGCGAAGCGGCGCAAGGTCGTGGTCTGCAGGGTCTGGGGATGTTCTTGGGCGCGGCGGAGAACGATGCGTCGCGTAACATGCAAGCAGCGCAAGCGGCAAGCGGCTTGTTTGAGAATGCGCAAGGCCGCGGGCTTAACGCGCTCAATGCCTTTAGTAACCTTTTGAGCGACGATGCGCAGCGCAATCTGGCAGGGCAGCAGGCGGCCGGAGCGCTGTTTGAAAACGCGCAGGGTCGGGGTTTGCAAGGACTAGGGTTGGCGGCTGACGTCATGGGTCAGGACGCATCGCGCAACATGCAAGCGGCTCAGGCTGCAGCGCAATTGAGCGAAGCGGCGCAAGGTCGTGGTTTGCAGGGCCTTGGAATGTTTTTGGGCGCGGCCGAGGGCGATGCTTCGCGCAACATGCAGGCGGCGCAAGCGGCAGGCGGTTTGTTCGAGAATGCGCAAGGCCGTGGGCTTAATGCGCTCAACGCCTTCAGTGACCTTTTAAGCAACGATGCGCAGCGCAACCTGGCGGCGCAACAAGCGGCCGGAGCGCTGTTTGAAAACGCGCAGGGTCGTGGCTTGGGCGCTTTAAGTAGCCTTGCTGCGCTTTATGGGGCGGACGCGGATCGCAATTTTGCAGGCGCGCAGTCTGCCGCGCAGCTGTCGCAAGCGGACATGGCGCGATTGCTGCAGGCGCAGGGCCTGAACGCAAGCAACCGATTGGCGGGCGCTGGTCTGTCTGCGGATATGTTTAACAACGCCAACCAGAACGCTTTGCGCGGCATTGCCGCTCTGCCGTCCATCTATGATTATGGAATGCAGCCGGCGCGCACGATGATGGGCGTCGGCGGCGCTTATGAGGATATGCTT